AAACGTAATAATTGTTTTATTAGTTGGGTGTGGTTTCACGTGCACTTTTAAAAAATCCTCCAGTGAATCAAATATTGCGATGCCACCTCGGGGGGGAGGGTATAGCCAATGAATAATACAATGACCAGACGCTAATTCAACGCCCTCAATGACAACCCCTTCTCCGCTGACTCCTGTTTCGTCGCTTTGGCGACATACCGTAAATGTTCTAATACCCCTAGGTGCCAGTCGTGGCGGCGGCTTTGGTTTTAGATCTTCTGGTTCTGTGCTGGCGATAGCAAGCTCTACCACATCATCTGTAATACTCATTCAATTACCTCAATTAATATAATTAGTCTAATACGGCGGACCAGTCCACTTTAAAAGCTGGTGTCACAAGCACAACATTTTCTAATATATCAACTCCATACTCAGTTTGTCCAATATCAATGGCGGTTACTATGCCAATATATTTTCCTTTAGTTGAAAAAACGCCGGATCCAGAGGAGCCCATATATGCATGAGAAAACACATATAAATAATCTTCTCCAGTATATCCTACCACATCTCCCTTTAATGTTAAAGGACCAATCGAATTTGGATATCCTGTGTATATTATTTTATTTAATATTGAATACGACGCGGCCCATTGGCTGCCTCGGGGCAAGTCCTCTGGAATTCTTACCGGATCTCTATTTGGTATTTTTTCTGATAGTTTTATGATCGCATAATCATTTAATCTGTCAATCACTGTATATTCTTCACAATCGTGGTAATTTTGTTCGTGAGATATTGTCATTAAAAAACACGGCCCTGAAATTCCATGCGCGGCAGTTATAACATATGGCTCGCCATTTGCTATAAAATATGTGCCGGATAACGATGAAACGCGAAATAAAAGATCTGGTGAGTTTATAAGTACGGCACTGTAGCGCGATTTTGCAACTGACTTTTTATAATTCTTGGAATATAAATTGCTAATGTTGTTGTCGTATTGTAGACGCGGTGGGGCTAAATATTTGTTACTATAAACGCTTACAAATATAAGACAACCAATCAGGGCTACCGAAATGGACCCCCAAAAAAGCTTCTTTACTAATTTCAAGAACCTTATCATACATAGTAAGTATGTTATACCTGACTTTGGTAACTTAAAAACACGGGCAACTCTTCTAACCCGCTACGCTTAGCAAACCATATGATATCTTCTCCACCTGTTACTTTTACTCTGCCATTTTTTCCTATAGCAACATATACGGGGGCTTGCGCTCCATTGCTAATAAAATTTTGATACATCCCATCAAACGCGTCTTTAGGTGCACGAAATTCACGTGATATATAAGGCAACAATTCTTCCACCGGCAACATGACATGATAACGCATATCTGTGGTGTCCATGGCCGCATCATAGGACATGACGCCGCCTTCTCGCCAGTCGGTAGCAATATCATCAAGCATTTTTCGCGGAGTAACCATTCTACGACCCCGCATGCGTGTGCCGGCTGCGGCACCTACCTTACCACCAAAAGGAGCAAAGGTCTCTTCTTTAATTAAAGATTCACGTACGGTTCTAATGGTGCCGCGGACATTTGTTCTGTGCATCGGAGAAATCCGCAGTATTTTCAATCCCTTGATCTTCATTAAGCCGGGAATAAGGATTGCATCGCGAAATTTAACGCGACTAATGGCCCCAATAAGCTCAAACTTAATTTCGTATGTCGCGACAACGGCAGTGCCCACATCACTAGTGTCACCTAGGGTGCGCACCGTGGTAACGCCTTCAATTCCGCGGATCTCTGTCTGCGTCTCTTGGATTTCGCCACCAACCTGCTTCTGGATCGAAAGATCAACTTTAATGCTGTAAATTCTAAGATCGTAGTTGGGATCCTTCTCCTGCAAGAGGTTGTCTATTCTTGCTATCTGTTGTTCCATCGACTCTCCTACGGGCTGGGGCTCTCCTATCGTTCCTTTCAGTGTCTCGCCAGGCTGCACTCCACCATACTTGTTCACGGTTCCACTGAAGGCTTTCATCTTCTTCAACTGATCTTGCACCTCTATTACCCAGTTCTTGGGCATGCCAATGTTGGCATCGTCGTCCATTTCAATGTTTCCAGATCTAGCCATGTTGAAGTGAGCATCTTTGATCGGCTTCAGATATTTAAACCACGCTACATATTTTTCTGGCTCACTCATCTGATCGAAGTTGTCTTTTATCCACTTGGTAATCAGAATGATTGCCTCGGCATGGACATCCCCGGCATACGCCGCGGCACCATACTTATCATCAATGCGCCGAATGGCAATGTTGGGCCACTTGCCCGACATAACATCTGCTTTGGTGGCATCTGCCAACGCTGCCGTCCCCTCCATCGCATCACGGATCGTCTGCATGGCGGCAAGTTCAACCATATCGGAGTTCTCGTTAAAATACTTCACAATATCTTTGACTGTCTGTACTTCCTCGGACGATGCTGTGTGATCTACACCAATAGTATAACGCCAGTTGATAGACATGTTGGGGTATGAGCCTTCGCCAACGTCACCGGAGCGCTCAAATCTCGTTGCTGGTTCAATGATGAAGCGCGAGTCTTTCGCCAACACAGCGCGTGGGGGAGGCGCATCGTACTCTTGACTAAAGGGAAGCTGCTCTTGGTCGGGATCAGAGGCTTCTTGTTCTGCATAAAGTTTCTCCAAGTTTCTCGCCATGTTGCGGTTAAGGTCAGGTGACTGCATCTTCCCACGCAGGATAGATGTACCAAAGATCTTCACCCACAACGCGTCTATGTGATGGTCGCGGGCTGGATCGCGTCCCCACATCATAATTTCCATCGGGATGCGTGCCGCATCTCCGCCGCTATTAATAAGAGTATCTGACCGTCTGTGTGGTCTAAACCAAAACTCTAGTCCTGATTTCTCGCTCCACACTTTCCAGTGATCCATGTCGTATGCAGCCATTTCTTCGCGGTCACGGTCGTAGGTTGTCTTGGCGATGTAGCCGTGCTGTGCCAGATTGCCCCGCACCTCGGCATGTTTCTCCTCGTATTCATTGTCAAACTGCTGCATGTTATCGCTAAAGTCTTCAAAGTGGCGCTCGGCCTCGTCGGCATCTTCAACGCCTTCTTGGTGGCTGAGGCGCCACTCTACACTAAGGACTGCCAGCATGGGGCCGGACGCCTCCATATCTCCCTCGTAACCTGGCGGGAAAGAGCTTTCTTTCATCTGGATCGACCACTCTACTTCTGGGTCGTCGCCCGGAAGATCCCAGCCGATTGTATCAAATCCCGACTCATCCTCAAACGCTCGTGCATCGGTGCCCCATGAGTTAATCGGGATGGGGCTGAGGCTGTCGTCAGTTGTCGCATCCGAAGTGGCGGTCCTCGGTCCCAGTGTCGGGATATAAAAACCCTCTTCTTCTTTAAAGCCTTTCCAGCGAAGTTCAATCTCCATGCTGGCATAGCCGCTCATGTATACATACGCGCCGTCGCCGCCGTGGTCCTCTGGTCCCTGGGACTCTGCTGATATCGACGTTTGTTCACCATCGTAGTTGTTTGCTATTTCACTAAGCATCTCGTCAATGGCTTCAATATCAACTGCGCCTGCAAAACTAACGTCGCGGTTTCGTGAGGATAGATAGTCATTCATCTCTCGGAAACCATCCCAGTCGTTGGAGTGCTCGCCGCTTTCTTGGACTGAGTTGATGTTCATGTTCTTAATGAACCAATCGATGTGATCCCAGGTCTCCTCCGGGGGAGCATCGTTAGAGCGCCCCTTGATCTGATAAAGGGTCTCGTCATCCCAAGTCATCGTGATATAAGACGAGGATGCCTTGCGCTTGCCTTTCTTCTTGCGCAGAGAAACAAGAACGCCGCGATTGTCGCCACCGCAGTGCCCCATGCGCTCGCCTTCAACAGGGCAGTTAGACACATCAAGATTGTACCAGTAAGAGCCATCCTCAAAGGTGTGTATGATAAAGTCGGGATCTTCTTTGTTGTTTAAGTCATCTTGAGCAACACGGTAGGCGTCCACCATGCTTTTTTCGCCTTTAATCAGTTCATAGTTGGTGGGCTCAGAGTTTAACCATGCGAACAGCAAATCGTATCTGTACCACCAATTTTGAAACTCTTGCTGAAGAAGTACTTTAAAGTATTCTTGGGTGGATTCAACTTTCTCGCTGGGAATTCCCGCTTTGCTCAAAGCCTTCACGGCTTTCTTAAATGCCTTGGGCCACGTGCCCATCGGCTTGGCGAGCACATTCTTGATGTTTTGAATAACGAACTTAACTTGCTCAGAGCGCTTTATCATCTCGTCGTCGTACTCTACGTGCTTGAAACTGCCGTCATCGGCAGTCCCATACGGTGTCGAGGTTCGGGCTTGCAGGGGGGCAATGGGGTCGTCGCTGCTGGGTTGCTTCTGCACATAGTCGCCGTACTGATCGATCAGATGATTAACGGCAGTAAACTGAAGGTTCTGCACGTTATCCGTCGTGAAGGCTTTCTTCCAGCCATTGCCTGTGTACACCTTCGCCTTCTCCGGGGAAGACGGCATTGCCTCTTCGATAAAATCGACGACATATTCGGGGAGACCGATGTCTCTCAAGCCCTCTACTATCAATTCTTCTCGGACATGTTTAAACCACTTATCCGTTGCAAAATCACTCATATTTAATTCCTCAACGTAATAAATAGTTTATTATCTCTTATAGTCATCTTCTAATCTAACAACATCATCAAGATATGGGGTGCTCACTTCAATAAGCTCAACGTATTTCTTGCCGGCGCCAAATCGATGAACTTGATTAGGCTGAACATGTAACGATTGGCCGGCGGGAATTGCTTGCACATTCCCGCCGGCATCATAATTTAAAAGAATTCCTTGCGTGACAAAAACAGTTTCCTCTTTAATTTCATGATATTGAAGAGAAAGCCTTTGTTGTGCGTCAATGTGCAATAACTTGCCGACATAATTATCCGTTTGTGCCCAAATTAATTCAAAGCCCCAAGGCTTTTCTACTATTGTCATTTTATCTCCAAAATATTTGTACCATTACTATCATAACCGACAAAGCTACACAAATCATTGTCTTTGTCGTGAACATACTTTCATTTAAAAGCCACCAAGTGAGTAATGGAAAAGTTAGATATGATATTCCAAAGCCTAATAGGCGCGCCGCCCACGCTTCGCTGGTGGCATCGACTGCGAGGCGCGTACCATACCAAAAACAAATACTAGCAGGAATCCCGTATACTAATGCCGCATGAATTGGCTTATTTTGCCACCATTCCCACACATAGTGAGAATAACACTGAAACCACACACATGCCTGCGCCACTGTGAAGAGGGCGCATGCCTTAACTAATTCCGAAATTTGCAATTATAAGCTCCTTTGCTTTAGTTTTGTCAGAAGTATCTTTTCCATATTTATCTAACATAATCATCTCATAGTCGCTGTAAAGTTGCACGACGCCCGGATGATATACATAATTCAAGATTGTGGGCGTTTTAAGAGCATCTACAGTCTCTTTTAGTTCTTTGTGATAAATCGTTGTTTCTTCTTGGCCGCGGGTAATCCCTTCTTCTAACAAATTGAAACTAAACTTTCCTACTGGAAAAAAGATGAAATCAGTATCTTTTATTTGTGAAACGTTCGCTAAAAAGTTCTCGGACTGATCGCAAACAACGTCAAAATTAATTTGTTTAAATCTTTCAAGGTGAGTCAGGGCCATAGGGGTATAATTTTTTTGATCTAAATCTCCAGAAGATATCATTCCATTTGATGAACACCGATTTAACAAAAAAAATAGGGCTGCGCGCATATAGGGATCCTTTTTTTTACTATAATCTTTTTGAAATACGTTAAAAACTTCTTGACTTTCAAACGGGTAAAAAAATTGGGCCATTTCAGAAAGCACCCATGGGCTTTCAAACAAAGATACCCAAAAATCATAAATTACATATCTATTGGTATGAGCGGTGACTTGGCGGCCGGCTTCTGCTAAGTTGATCTCCAGATCGCCGGCAAACAACAAAAACGACTCTACGGAACTATCCGCAGGGATTATGCGCTTAAGCACACTTAACGCCCTTGAGGCGTATCTTAAATCTTTAATCGGAGACTTCATTGGGTTCTTGAAGGGCGTGTTTCAAGCCTTGCAGCTTCTGCTGAAGACCTTCTATGTCTGGTGCTGCAGCGGGAACAGAATCATCTAGCTCGGTGCTCTCACCTAAAAAAACACCGTGCTCGTACCTAACGTACCCATCAATTATAGCAGATACATCTTCCAACATGATATCGATTCGGGCCATCTCTTCGCGTAAAGCGTTTACCTCTTTTAGTGTGCCGATTGTTAAAACACTCTGAACATCGGGCGTGCCGGCATTAATCGAAGTTAGCCGGGCTAGACTATTAGTAAGAAGCCTATACGTCTCATACTTAAGTTCCGTCTCCTCGACGGAATACTGAATAGTTATCCTTTGTCCCATATCATCCCCTTAAAAGTTGTTTGGAGCTATTTTGAAGCGCCAACTCGATAATCTCCGGCGCGCCAACCACAGTTATTTCAGTGCCGGTGTTGCCTCGATCAATTATGATTTTCGAAAATCTGTGGTCCGGGTCCAGATCGCTTGGCAGACGCCCTTGTTCATTTAACTCTCGCAAACGCCGCTCTTCACGAACCATCACTACATGTTCCGGGTTAACAAAGACTTCGCGCAAGGAATATTTAGCATTTGCAGTAACTGCGCCAGTGTTGCACACTTCGGTTAATTTAACTAACATTCTTCCTCCATGGGGTACACACATCTTCTCGCCACCACCGCTTCGCGGCCTTTGGCATAAACGGTGTATGTGCCGGCCTGCCATGGTGAACCCACTGGCGTTTCTTTTAGAAAAACCCCCACTATCGGCTTCTTGGTTTTATCAATAAAAATATTATTCTTGTCGAATAACAGAACATCTTGGGGTATGTGAATCAAATCTCCTTCTTGCATTTTATTCTCCTGTCTGTATAATGCCAAAATTAGTAGTAATTAGGGTCCCAGCGCAGCTAGCAGCGTTCTGAAGAGCAGCCTTGGTAACTTTAACTGGATCGATAATACCGTTATCAAGTAGATTGACCAACTCATTGTTTCTAAAATCCCAGCCCATGCCCTCATCTGCCTCCATTACTGTCTTAATCAACACATCCGGAGGTTCTCCTGCATTGAGTGCCATTTGGCGAAATGGTTCTTTACATGCTTCTTTTACGATAACCGCGCCGAGAGCTTGCTCTGAGTGGTTAGTTTCGATTAAAAGCTTTTTTGTTGCCTCAATGAGCGCAACACCACCTCCGCCAACGATACCCTCTTCCTGGGCGGATCTTACTGCCTCCAGGGCATCCTCAATGCGGTGCTTGCGTTCGGTCATTTCAACTTCGGTAGAACCTCCTACTGAGATGACCGCGACACCCGAAGACAAGCGCACAACGCGCGCCTGTAATTGTTCGCAATCTTGAATCGAAGAGGTTTGTTTGATTTGATTTTTTAAAGCCTCTATGCGCTCATCAATGGCCTTAAAGTCACATTTGCCGCCCACGATTACGGTCGAGTATTTGTTGCTTTCAACAAGCTTGGCCGTTCCAAGATCTGAAAGCTCTATCTCTTGCAATTTTTTGCCCTCTTCTCTCGCTATCAACGTAGCTCCAACTGACAATGCGAGATCGCTTAATAGATTTCTTCTTTCTTCGCCATAATAAGGCGCCTTAACGGCAGCAATCTTTAAGGTACCTCGTATTGCATTCATAATCAAGGCTGCCAATGCTTGTCCTTCGATATCCTCTGCGACAATAATAAGGGGGCGGCCTTCCCGTGCAATCATTTCTAGAATCGGCAATATTGGTTCTACCTGTGATATCTTATGGTCTGTTATCAGGAAAAGTGGTTCCTCATAGTTCATGACTGAGCGCCGATCATCTGTAATAAAGGCTGCAGCACAGTATCCGGATTCAATTTTAAATCCTTCGGTAACATCTATGGACGTCTCTAAAGAACGAGACTCCTCTATTGTAATAGATCCGTCTTCGCCCACGCGATCAACAGCAAGAGCAATAAGCCCTCCAATAGCAGCATCGTTATTGGCTGAGATAGCGGCAATATGAGTGATGTCTTCAGCATTTTTAACCGGGATTGCCATATTTGTAAGATTTTTTGTGATTTCTTTAACTGTTGCATCAATACCTCTTTGTAATTCAATCGGGGACGCGCCAGAAGCAATATATCTTTGTGATTCTCGTAATATGGCGCGCGCCAAGACTGTTGCAGTTGTAGTGCCGTCGCCGGCTTCATTATTCGTTTCAATTGCAGCTTGCTTAATAATCTGCGCAGACGCATTTTCAAATGGATCCTCTAGCTGCACAAAATGCGCAACTGTCACACCGTCCTTGGTAATAAAAGGGCCCTTGCCTGCTTCTTGCAGCAAAACATTGCGGCCGCGGGGACCGAGTGTGGAAGCAACATTGTCAACAAGAGTGTTTGCCCCATTCATAATTTTTTGCTGCAGAGAATTCCTGCTATCATATGCTCTACTCATTTACACCTCATGCATACATTATAATTATAACTCATTATCAAAAGATTGTCAATCTATTTATATAATAATATCAGCAATTCCAAGCCGCACTGCTTCTTCGGCATCAAGATAAATATTAACTTTTTCATTTAGCATTTTTGTAAGTTTTTTCTGAGTTAGCTTTGTGCACGACACCAAGGCATTAACATAATCCTCTTGCAACTGCTGAATTGCTTCAAGCTCTATTGCCAAATTTGGCAGTGAGCCGGCAGCGCCGGCGCTCACATTGTGGATCATTACGCGGCAATTTTTGCCAATTTTTCGTTTACCGGGCGTGCCACCGGCCAACAATAAAACGCCGGCAGACATAACCTTCCCCACGCCAATGGTGTGAATTTCAGTTTCTTCTCTCACAAGATTCATGACGTCGTATAGAGCGAACATGTCATCGGCTGAGCCTCCATAAGTTGAAATGTAAAATTCAATTGGCTGACGATCTTCCTGTTTCTCTTCGTTCTTGTTTACCTCATTTAGATAAAGAAGCGCTTGTACAATTTCAGCAACTTTTTCTTCTTGAACATCGGTAAAGAGCCCGATGATTCTCATATCGGGTTCCTCCTCTGGCGCGACGAGTGCAGATGGATCAACTAAAACAATCTTCTCTACCTTATCCTCTGGGTCCTTCGGCGGCGCTGATAATTTTTTAGTCACAGCGTCTAAAATCTTCTTCTTAATTTTATTAAACATAGTTCTCTTCATGCTAAAAACAATTTAACAATTTTTTTGTTTTTTTCCAGATATTCCATGGCCGAGTTCCAATCCTCAAACTGTAAAATCGGCCTAAAAACTTGTGGGTGTAGCGCTATTAGCGAGGCGATACTACGCCTCTTAAAAGAATCAACAATCTCTTCATGGGCGGTCTCGGCATTCTTATATATTCTATCACTAGGAAGCACGCCACATTTTTCTAATGTAGCTAATTTTTTAGCCCCAACGTACGCGTATTCCTGAATACAATTGAGCAACATAGACAATGCAACCACATGCATTATTTTTAGCGTTCTAATTGAGTGTCGCACACTACTAAAAAAATAAAATGTGCGGCTCGTAACATAGCCGAATGTAAAAATTAACAGGTATATTGCATATTGTTCAATGCCCATAACTTCCTCAAAAAAATAACCATCAGAGATCTCTGATGGTTATCATAATGGTTTGCGTTTGATTTGTCAAGTTTTACTTTACTTTGTTGTAAGGCGGTTAAATATTCTTTCGGCCAAGTCATTAACCATCTTGGTCTTTTTGTTCTCGCTGGCTAGCCGGCCGGCAACGCGACGAGCAACTTCGTTGACAACCTTGTCAGTGTTTTCGTACATGCTGTCGCGCATCCCGGGGAGTTCCTCTTCCTCTTCTTCCTCGCCGGCTTCCATTCCAGCTTCCATTCCAGCTTCTTCTTCTCCGGGCATGGGGGGTAGCTCTTCTTCTGCTTCCTCACCTCCTTCAAGATCGGCTCCCATTTCTTCTTCGCCTTCGGCGCCACCTTCCATGTCTACCTCAACGCCAACCATATCAGCCAACTGTTGTACAAGATCCATGAATTCGGACTCTTTGTCGCCACCTGGGCCCACATCTAGTTCGTCAGGGGCGCCAAGCTCTGCATCCATATCCATCTCGTCGTCGCCAAGCTCTGCATCCATTTCCATTTCGTCGCCGCCAAGCTCTGCGTCCATGTCCGGCAGGCCGCCGCCATGGCCCACCCGCTCGGGCTCTTCTTCATCATCCATTTCTAGCTCTTCCTCTTCTTCCTGTTCCTCAAGACCCTCATCGTACCATTCTTGCAACTTGGTGTCGCCAACAGGGCCGATGTTAGCAAGCTTTATGAAGCTTCGAATCTGAGCCTCAGTTAAAAGTGTTTTTCGAGCCATAGTAAATCTCCTTAAAGTAAAACTCAACATTAAATAGTAGTGAAAATCAATAAAGAACACAAAATATTTTAAGATATGAGTGTGTTCTTCTTCATTTTGTTAAGTGCCTTTTGTTCTATCTGCTTTACTCTCGCAAAAGATATGCTTAATCTCTTTGCAACTTCCCTTAGCGTCATTGGGCCATTTTCATAAACAGCCACCAAAGTGCAATTGTAGTCAGCCGGGTATTCAATATAATGCCGGCATTCCAATGTGTTGCAGCATTTTCGCTCTTTCATGCATTTACGCGCACATGCAAATAGGCCATCTTTTTTCATAGGTCTGGGTGATCGTCGGCGATTAAGTCAAAAATGTCCCCTACCTCATTATCAGTTAGAGCAAAGTCTTCAATCAACTGTTCGCCCTGTTCGCGAATTTGTCGAGATTTTTTAATTTTTTGTTTACTTAATTTTTGTTTTGCCGCAAGATAATCTTCAATGAACGCACAGATGTTGTGATCGCCCGTATTAACCCCATCGATAACTGCCCTAAAGAATTCAGCTTGTGTTAGTGAATTGTGACGTAAACGAACAATTAACTTAGCATGATCGTGATCGGCTATATTAAATATCAACCTTTTTCGATCCTTTCCATAGTTATCGAAATTCTCCGACATTACCATTTCCTCGTGTTAATATGAGTCATGCTTTCGCCCAAACCAGCAGTTGTCTGACGCACAAATTTTGCCTTTCGTTGTAGATCTATGAGGTTATGCGCGCCGGAATAGGAAAGCCCGCTGCGGATCCCGCGCTCAAGATCTTCCAGAATAAAGCGAACATCGCCACGATATGGTGCGCGGCTTGATATGCCTTCGAAAGAAGAGTATTTGCCGCGCCATTCAATCTGTGCTTCTTTCGAAGCCATTCCTCTATAAACTTTATACTTTGCGCCATTAGTTCCCTCGAAAACTTTGCCAGGAGTTTGACTTGTGCCGGCGAAAAGAGATCCACACATCACAGCATCTGCGCCGGCGGCAAGCGCCTTTACAATGTCGCCAGAGTTTCGGATTCCGCCATCGGCGATAATTTTCACATCGCGGTCAGTCTTTGAACATTCAAAAATAGTTTGAAGGCCCGGAAGGCCATGGCCAGTTTGTGTTCTTGTAGAGCAAATTGAGCCACCCCCAATATTGCAACGAATAGAGTCTGCGCCCCAATCGGCGAGATCGTTAACGCCCTCCAACGTAGCTACGTTGCCGGCCATAATATGAAGATTAGGTGCCATTTTTCTCAAATTATATAACGCCTCTTTCATTAAAACATGGTGTCCGTGGGCAACATCAACACAAATTAAATTAACACCTGCGCTTATAAGGCTGCGCGCGCGGTCTAAATAATCACCCGATGTGCCAACAGCGGCGCCAACGATAATTTTGTTGTTGCTGTTTTCATATGCTTTGATAATTTCCAACATCTGCTCTTCTGCCGTATTATAACGATGAACAATACCCAGGCCTCCGTGTCGCGTCATGGCAGCTGCCATCCGTCCACCGGTAATCGTATCCATTGGTGACGAAATAATAGGCATGCCTAAATTGATAAGCTTGCCCAGGTCAGTGCTAGTGTCTATATCGCCGCGTGAGCGAATCTCTGAGTATTGTGGCTGCAGCAATACATCATCATAGGTTAACGCTTCAAGCATTTTATTGCTCTGCTGCTGCATCGGTGTCTTCTTGTGCGGCCTGAATGAAGTGCTTATGCAGCGAAGCATATGCCTCTTCGCATTCGGCCATATGCTTTGCGCGCCGAATAATTTCATCAACATGATTGGTGTGCTCAGAAATTGCAACTGGATTATTGATTATAAGCTCGATTGCAGCGTAATGCTCCGTTGCCTTTGCACTTAGTTGCATTAGTGCGGCTTCAAGATTCTTTAACGACATTTTTTCTCCTATTTGTGTTTGTCAATAAATTCTTTGATATCATTTGTGCGATACCATGTATGTTCATTTGGATCGTCAGGGTCAGGCATAAGAGTAACCTTGGTCTTCTTGCCTCCTGTCTTTATATGAAAGAGCGTTGGAATTCCATAAAATCCATATTTTTGTTCCAACTCGCCATTGTCATCCTCCATATTAAAAGCATAAAATAGCACATCATTATATGAATTGGCAATTTCTTTATAGTAATCGGCCAAATTAAGACAATATTGACAATGAGGCGCATAAAATTTGATAACGACTGAGTGTTCCTCGCCGACTCCTCCATCAAGAATCATCATTAGACTTTTCTTGTCTATTCTTGCTACTATTGACATCTTCTATCCTCTCCTTTGTTTTTTGTATGCAGGCAGGACAGAACAATCTTACCACTTCTTGTCTCACAACAACTGACCACGATTGTACCATGTCCTTATCTTTTTTGTTAAATGTTTTTGTGCATGCGTTGCATGCTTCCGGAAGCTGATTAAACTGGAAAATTTTTTCGGCAAGTTTTTCGGTCGATTCTGTACCCATACTCTTCTCCATTCTGCGGCGTTCCTTACGGTTCATCTATTCATGGCTCCAAATATCTGCGGTTGGTTGGTACCATCAAAAACTACAACTGCTGATGGGAATGGGGCGCTATTCTCGCTATCTCCAAATTTTAAACGACCTTTTATAAAGTATACTTCTTCGGCTCTCATAACATATTGATGCCAGTACTTTGTGTCGGTTCGTGCAGGAAGAAGCATTACTACTTTAGTATTTTCCTTTCGTGATTCCTCATAAGCTTTCTTAATCCACTTCTCGATGCCACGACCATATGGGGGGTTCACAAATGCAGTATGGCCGGACCACTCTTGTGTCAAGCCATCATCCTGTTCTGTAAAAAACTTGGCGCTCTTGGCGGTCGATGCAGATGCGCATGGATCTAAATCAAATGGCCCAAATCTCCAATTTAGTTTGTCGAAAAATTCTTGAGGTGTTTCCCAATTTCCTGTCTTGGATGAAAACATTACAAGTTTAGTCTCGCTATTCATCCGTACTCCCTAACGCGCCTTCTCCCCTATTGCTAATAGTCATGGGATAATTATATAGGGTCGCTTCTGTTGTTTCGGATGGTCGAAAATGTACCACGGGCGTCATGACAAGTTGTGCAATCTTATCGCCGGGTTTAAGTGTTTGACTCTCTACTCCTATATTGTGAAGATTAACAAAAACCTCACCCTCATATCCAGAATCAATTACACATGCACCCACCAACAACTGTCGTTTAGCTGCTACGCTAGAGCGATTCTTTACCTCTAACATATAACCGTGCGGAATCGCAAACTTTAAACCAGTGGGGATAACGCGGCTAGTGCTCGTTCCAATGTACATCTTGTTGTGGGGTTTCTCCGGTGAATAGTATACATCTAGCCCCGCATCTGAAGGGTTTGCGCGGCTCGGCTCGAAGGCTGACTCCCGCACCTTTGCGTACTCAACTATCATCTGGTTCCTCACCGGTGATAAGAGTAAAATTCTCCACTACCTCATCAATATTGTACTTTTGCTTATAAAGACGATATGCCTTTACTGCTGCGCGAATCTCGTCCGTGTTGAGCCATCCATTCTCACGGAACTCTGAGCGCAGATCACGCTTTTGCTCCTGATAAGGTTCGATGCACTCTTCAATAGCCGAAAGGGAGCGGATATACTCCTTAACGTATTGCTTTTTCTCTTCGTTTGTGTTGGCCATTAAGCCCTCCTTTGTTACATCTATAATATATCAAGATATCAGCTGCCTGTCAAGTGATTTATATAATTTCTATCTTAATAGTTTAAACGTCTTTCCGATTGCATAAGTCGAAAAGCCCCACTGTTCATCGTACTTCAGCTTTGCCATATATGGATGGTTAAGAAAGATTTTATCTTTCTCGGGCCGAACACCCCAACAGCGAATTTTAGCAGTTTCATTATTTGAATCAATCACTTCGACAATCCAATAATTTTTACCATTCTTGGTTTTTCTTGGCACAATTTTACGAGGAATAAACCAACAAACACAAAGTTCTGGATCGAAGTCACTAATGGGGGGGATATACTTTTCCTTTAGCCGACTAATTGTCTCGGCGCTAATCACCAAATTCATTGGAAAAACGCCAGTCAATTCGGTTTTAAAGTGGATTATTTCTTCTTCGGTAAAGTCTCCTTCTTGCCTATATGCTTCTATGTTTTCGATAAATTTCTTTTTGTTCTTGGGCCGGTCGACCACTGCGGCTGACCAAAAATGTTTGCGGCCTGTAAAACGTTCATCAACTAGGTTGTCCATTGCGCCCGCTCGACATAGAGCGTCGAGAGCCTTTTTGTTCAATTTGGAGTATGTAATCTCCTCACGAAATAAGAGGTCTTCAATATCGGCGAAAGGCCGGTGGTCTAAAATTTGTTCTTGTGCCGAATCGCCAAAACCTTTAATGGAGGTCAACGGCTGAATTAGCGTCCTGTTGTCTTTCGCAATCTCCCAAACCTTTCCAGATTTATTAACATCAACAGGCGCAATGCTATATCCAAATGATTTTGCAATATTGATTGCCTTTTCTTTACGAGACTCAGGCTCTTTGTCAAGAAAAGCAGCAATCCATTCCGACTCATAGTAAGTTAGCAACCAAGCGCATTGATATGAAATAACACTATAAGAAACCGCGTGAGACTTATTAAAACCATAACCAGAGAAGTATTCAAACTTATCCCAGAGTGCCTGGGCGCTGTCTCTTGCAATACCGTTGCTGTCGCACCCGTCAATAAATTTAACTCTCAACCTATTTTTAACATCACCCTTGCCGGTTCCTTTTTTGGTAAGAACCTTGCGAAGCATGTTTCCTTCATCAAGAGTTAGGCCACCAAGCTTATGTGCGAGAAGAGCTATCTGTTCCTGAAAAATCAGAAAGCCAAAAGTTTCTTCTGTGATCTCGCGAGATTCATCTGAAAGATATGATACATATTGCGGGTGGCTCTTTGCTTCTACATAGTCTGCATCGACGCCAGCCGAGAGGGGGCCTGGACGAAAAATGGAAGTAATTGCTGAGATGTCAATTATGTTTTTGGGCTTCACCCTTTTGCAGAAATTTTGAGCGCCTTGTTCTGTAAACTGAAATACACCAGCCCACTTTCCGGCATGAAAGATGTTTTCATAGACCGACTGATCATCCATGTTAATTACATCTGGATGCAAGTACTTATTATAATATTCTCGCAGCTGCGTAAACGTTGGCTCTTCTACCCCATAGTGACGACGAAGGATGTGTTCAATACAAACCTCCATCATCTTTAGTGTAGCCAAACCTAAAAGATCAAATTTAATAAAACCCATTGGCTCAAGGTGGCGAACATTTTGTCCTTCTGACCACGGGGTCTGGCGCACGCCACCAGAATTAATGAGTGGCATACTGTCACCCAAGTCTTCTGCGATTACAACACCGCCGGCATGACGAGAGCAAGAGCGAACCTGCCCCACTAAGCCCTCAACGTGAGATTTGACCGCCGGATATTTATTGAGATATGCTTGCAGGGTTGGAGAAAATTCCATCACCTCCTTCCAAGTGGGCGCATAGACGCCGGCCTTGATACCATGCTTGCGTTTGGCCGAGGGCATTGCCTCGCGCATCATCACACTTGTAACAGTGTTAACCTCAGTAAATGGTATCCCATAAAGCTTTGAGATATCTTTAATTAAAGAGCGTAGCTGAAGTGTGTTCCAATTAGAGATGGGCGCTACAACATCTTCACCCCACATCTCAACAAGCTTTTCTTTAAGAACCATGGGGTCAGATACATCGTAATCTATATCAGGGTAATCAGTTGCGTCTGAACGCAGGAAACGCGAAAACAGTAGGCCATGTTTAATAGGGTCAATTTGGGTTATGTTTAGCGCATATGCCACCAGAGAGCCGGCTGCAGATCCGCGGCCGGGTCCGGCCAGCATCATTTCGTTTGTCACGTCAACAATGGCCTTCATTGTCAAGAAATACTTAGAAAAGCCTCGCTCATCGATGACATTTAGCTCGCGTTGGAGCCGATCAGTATACTGCTTATTTGTGTGTAAGCCTCTTTCTTTGAGTCCTTCCAAGGCAAACTGAACAAGGGCTTGTGTTGCGGTGTGGCCGGCCGGAACAACAAATTCAGGCAATCGTACTGTGTTGTCGGGGAGGAAAGACTCAATTCGTTCATGAGCAATTCGATGTGTTTCTTCAATGCTCTTTAAAACAACATTGTCATCATACTCAAAGCCGCACGATTCTGCATAATGTTTGTAGCTTTCCCAAATCTGATCTCCGTTCTTTGGATATAGTTCATATCCTATTTCCTCAACACCGTCGGGCAACTGTGATTCTTCTTCTGCCCAAGAGGGTCTTCCACGGCCGAGCCAACCAAGGCGCTTATAAAGCTCGCGATCCTTCCATGCATCCGGCCCAGGATAATGGCTATCGGCTGTTGTAATCACTTTGACACCAAATTCTTGCGCAACTTGTATTACATATTGATTAAGTTCGTGTTGTTCTTTGATGTTGTTCCATTGAATCTCGGCGTACCATCGGTCACCAAATACTTCTTGCATGTTCATTGTTGTCTCACGCATTGCATCCAAAACAGCGTCATGACCTTCATCGCGATTTTCCCAATAATTACCAGCATATACTCCCCCAAGACAAGCTGAGGATGCTACGATGCCTTCGTTGTATTTCTTGAGGAGGGCATAATCAATTCGCGGATAACGATAAAAATTCTCTGCTTTATAGCTTTCCGAAACAAGCTTGAAAAGATTGCTCAATCCTGTTTGGTTTTGTGCCAAAAGAACGAGATGGCGCCGGCGCCGGAGGAGATCTTGGGTCTTTTTGCTATTGCCCTCGTCTTCAACTGTGGCACCCGAGGCTGCGTCTCGCTTTACTGAGCGAGCCTTCTTCTTGTCTTCCATCGCCTTCTCGTAGGCGCCTCGCCATTCTTCTATGGAAGGGATAAAGTAAGCTTCGCATCCAAAAATGGGCTTGAACTCCTTGCCTTCCTCTTGCATCTTCTTGGCATGAAGCACTTGGTATGCTAAGCCATTCATGTTGCCATGATCAGTAAGCGCCAAAGCATCACATCCGTTTTCATATGCAAAATCCATATGTGCTTGGGGATACCCAATCGCATCAAAAATAGAACCTGCCACGCTATGCGCGTGTAGTCCGACAAACTTAATGTTAGATTGATTTCTACTCATCATTGTCCTCCCTATCATTACATAATGTATCATGATGGTGGGGCTTTGTCAAGGAGTCTGCAGGCTTTTGTATGAAGTTTTCGCTCCCCAAGTACGCCCGATAACCGGTCCAATCATTTAAATTATAATGCCAGTCTAAAGCTTTTTTTGTGGCACTCTTCTCATCAATCTCACAGAATATTGTTGAAAAATCAAATTTCCTTGCAGACCATCGTTCGCGCAAAGGCAGCTTTTTAGAAGGATATTGTTCACCTTCTTCTAAATTATAATATGTTCGGGTTGTTTCCTTGTTAATGTGCCGTCGACATTTTTTAAAATCTTCGCCAAACATAGTAAATGATAAAAATTGATCATCCTTCACAGTTTTTCCTTCATATTCCAAAAAGAAATTATTTTTATGATGCAAAATGTTTGGCCTCTCCTTTCTCAAAGTATAAATATTAAACGCAGAATGCGGGAAAGATACGTAGTACTTTTCTGGAATAACCCATTTTGATAGCCTATAGGCGACGTACCATGCCGAATGCATCCCAAATAGCGCGGACCACCCATATGAATCTCTTTTTTGCCTGTCTTTTGGCAGAATTGGCACATAATATATTGGAATTTCCTTTCTCAAGTCTTTGTAAAACTTCTCTTTTCTATAAAAGTAAACCGGATCATATGTCCATTCGCCAATTCTCTTTCGAATAATTGGAGCCATATCATCATCTGCGACAATCCATATAGTCTGACAGCCTGCAATTGCGCACTCAAATACAGATTTTTGAATCATTGAAAAAGATGCGTCCACAGGCAACAAACACGAAGGATAGTCCATGCCAAAATTGTCTTCAAAATTAGCAATAGGTATTATTCCAGCCATGTGAATATGCTTACTCATAAGTTATCTAAAAATTGATTATATTGAAAAGAGGCTTCCTTAAGCTCTGTGAGCAATTCGTATTCACTGGCTTGTGCCACCTTTAGATTGTCGGATTCAATACAATCTTCTTCTTGTAGACATCTCTTCTGGCGCTCAATCGTCGATGTTTTAAATTTATAATATTTTGGGCGCCCAGTGGGACTATAGCCATTGAAGACGCTTTTCATGCCTCTTTTTTCCATCTCGTTAACAACTTTAAATCTGGCCATGGTCTCAGAAAAATTAAAATCTATAAGCTGTTCCTCTGTTAAAATTGACCTTGCGCATGCGTCTTTTACTGGTGTTTTGCCATCGATTCTATCAGAAGAGTAAAACCACGTCTCATTAATAAAGTCATCTTGCGTCATTATATGATCGATATCGTGCTTACCACCTCGATGAAATGCTATATAATCATAGCATACATATCGCCTATTAGCAAGAACTTTTTCTTTTGTGAAGCCAAAACCGGCCGAATCTCCAAAATAAAAACATTCATTAAACTTTATTTCCGCAATCTTAGAATACTCATTTGAACAGATTATCGAGTCATCAGCATATCGTATGTTGTGACACATGTTTGAAAGCGGGACTTTCCCATCAAGAGACAATAAGAAAAGCAGCCTTTCCCACAGCAACTCCTTAGCAACACCAACTTTCTTTTTGCCCTCAAACGTCGTTAAACTTTTTGCAGCTCCAGGAATTTTAAGACAAGATAAGTCCAACGCTGGCTCGAAATAATCAAATCTAAACGGCCGCCGCTCCTCGGCAAAAAAAATGGGATATTTGTTGTTGAATGCATATAAAACCGCCGATAATGAACTACCAATTACTATTTTATCATACTCAATCAATTCATTTCCTTAGCCCGGATGCGCCAAAACCGCCAAGATGCCAAATAGGGTGCATTATGTGAGATTTCTGACTATAGTGCATCCACCCCAAAGCATGCCCTATTTCATGCTCTACGACTCTCTGTTTGCGCACTTCTTTGGGATATATAAAAATTTTCGCCTTTGCAATGTTTAATGTTCCAGTCACTGTATAAATTCTTGTTGCGGCCAGGTGCTCTGGATCGATATTGCCTTCTGGCAGTGTTATTATAATTTCGCCGTATTTAGGCTGCGTGCAGTTTATATTATAATCCATGCCAATTCCATCGAATTCGTATCCTAGTATCTCCCAATATTTAACCGCCCTCTCTACTCTAATAATTGAGAGCTTTGTGCTACTGCAAACTCTTATTGCGGGCTTCATCTTCCAAGCAGCCTTCTGGGTTGGGGCGCCCACTGCAAATGTTTCAACAACGGATATATTTTTAACAGCATACGAAGACTGTTGCTGAGGAACAAAGCAGCTTAATAATACAGCCAAGAGTAAGCCCATGTAATAACTAGGGAAAGTCTAAAATTAGCTGTTTTTTATCTTATCTAGAATATCAATGTCATATTTTACTTCGTCTAAAAGTGTCTTAATGTCTAAGCCGGCGCAATCAATCTTTCCTTTGCTTATGTGATAATGACTAACAAAGCCTTCGTATTTTCCATAGGCCACCTCTTGTTCGTATTTGGTCGAAGTGTTACCAAATTGGTTAAGAGGCGTTTGATATGGAATTTGTACAGCCGCATGGATAGCTTTCCAAAGCGCCTTAAGAGCTTCGATCTGCTTCGGGTAAAAGCCCAGAAACGGATCAAGCTTGTGGCCATGAACCCATGCATCATCAATAATGGGCCTTTCGCCGTGGCCGCTTTTCACATATCGCTCCTGATATTTTGTGTAATATGCATTCGTAATCTCTACACCGACTGAAGGGCGGTTAGTCCTCTCGGAACCGGCATGCCATGCAGCATGTTGCATGTCCATCGTTTGGTAAATTGTGCCGTCATTGTCAATAAGAAAATGAACAGAAATTCCTCTCTTATCTAACACTCTTTGACAAGATGTAGAGGAAAGGCACACATCCCAGTGATTTACAAAATAACGAATTTTTCTTTTGGGGCGGCCGGTATAGTCGTAGTAATTGCCTTTGCGCGTCTTTAAGCCGCCGCGCTCAGGCCACAAAACAACCTTGTCCCACTCAATCGGCGTGAAGCTGCCATTGTAGACAATATAATTTGAATATTGACAATCGTCGGGAACATGCTCATCAATGTGTTGTTGGCGCTCAGTCCACAAACGACGGAAAGTCATCGGGCCGCAAAGACCATCGCCGGAGAGTCCCCGAGCCTTCTGCCATTTTTTAATTGCTCTTGTTAGCTTATCATCAAAAAATCTTTCGCCGAACCATGAAGGCTCCCATCCCAATTTTGCCGATGAGGCTTCATTATAAAAATTCTTATCCATTCATTTTGTATCCTAAACATTCACTATGCCCACAATATAATTATCTTGTACAATAGAATATTTCCCATTATCCACAGTTATTTGTTCGATCATCTTACGATCAACAATAATTATCGAACCTGTGGATAACTGAAAACGGATGTCGTCTGCGTGGTCGATCACTCTAAGAGATACGTATCTCTCTTCGGTTGGCTTATAGTCATCGGGCAACAATATGCCCATGGGCGTCTCTTGTTCCTTTTTCTTTGTGATATCTTCAACCAACACATAACGATTAACTGGTTTAAACATATTCGGTCTCCTTTAAATTGTGCAAGATTCTCCATCGCAAAACTTTGTTCCAACACCACCATTTGAAATAATTCTGGCGAAAGGGTTAATTCGCGAAGACATTTCTTCATATTCTTCTTTCGTAATTGCTTCATAAGGGGCCTGTTCATAGCCAGTTTTTTCATATTTTAAAAAGGAAACTGCCTTTAATCTAGTTTCATACATCTCTAGGGCACTTTTGATTTGGTGAGCCTCCTCTGGCTTAAAAGTTACTGTAATACTAACTGAGTTATCTGCCCAGTAATGTTGATATTGAGCGGCAATCTCAAGTTGTTCCCACATTGAGACGTCGCGCTTTCCCTTTTGAAAATATGGCTCATGTACCGGAAATTCTACACATACGGTATTCGGAGAGTACTTGTCATCTTCTATATTATAGCCTGCTTCTGCCAAAGATTTAAGCATTACATTATCTTTTGAAAACCGAATTCTTCTAATATAATATTCATCTTCCGGGAAGTGGATTCCGGGCGTTGAGCCATTTAAAAGCGAGACGGTCCCTGATGGCTTAATAGAGGTCATGCGGATAGACTTCGGAATGCACAGCCAATCTGAATATTCTTCGTCCAGTTGTTTAACATGTTCATATCCCTTGTCGCACCAATTAAACATTTCTCGGCGACCGTGTTTATTAAATGCCTGAATAACTCCAGATTGAGACAAGCCAATGCGACGATTTTTAAGCATTTTTGCATTTGTTTCGGGCCAGTGTGTATTTGATAATGTTACTGTTTTTCCATAAAGATATGCAATTTTAAGAGTCTTAAGATAGTCTTCAAATGTATCATGTTTGGCAGGGAAAGTTTCAACTAAGCAACAAAGCTCTGCGTCTTCTAATTGCTGTTCCACACATGGATTAAACCCCATAACATTTCTATCGTCATCGCGGGGAGAATCAATCATTCGCCCTCTTGTGCGTGCATTATCAAGCCAAATATATCCGGGCTCGCCATTTTTTTGACTCTGTTCGGCATGCCATGTATAGTCCATCCCCACTACTGCATTAAAGGAATTGTTTGATCCCCACCTATGGTGATAAAGCTTTTCTTGATCATTTTTCATTTCTAAATAATGAAAATCATCATAATTTCCCATTGCTAGCGCTGCAGATCGCCGGACGTTCCCGGCCACCACACATCGGCCGATAAGGTTTTCTGTATCTACAATATCGACAGATGTGATTTGTTGTCCAATGCGACTATTGTAAAGCTCTTTTAAATTTTTGTGCAACTCAATGAGCGGCGTGGCGCCGCTGGATGTACCTCCAAATCCTTTAATGAGGGCGCCCTCCGGGCGAATCGCCGAGTAGTCAAACTTAGGGACTTGAGCGCCGAATATATACCCGTCAAGCAATAATTTTACAGAGTTCACCCACCCTTCACGTGAATCGTCAATAACATGAACATCGTTTGTGCACTGAGGCTCTTTAACGGCTATTGTGCCAGCACCTAGGGTGTCAAAGCCGACGCCAATGCCGACCATTAATGCGTCCATCATCCAAGCAAATAAATACCCTCCCTTTGACGCCAATTCCTTTGTTGAACGAAACGCACAATTAAATAATCCAGCAGCCGTGCGCTCTTCGATAAATTTTGTACCCATCATCCAAAGGCCGCGGCCGGGTGGTGTCCATTTTAAATTAAAAAGCCTATCATATGCGTCTTTGGCAGTCTTCTGTGCTTTGTTGTCATTCCACTCTAGGCCCAAAAGAAACACATGTTGTTTCTGCATATTAAACATGCCTTCGATAACACGTCGGCAAGTTTGAAACCACTCCTCAGTGCCGGACGCGGCAGAATCAAATTCGCTGAGGCGGCGAGCGTATGTTCTCTTAAATGTAACGTAGCCAAGGGGGCCCCACGGAACCTCTTTTTCTCTATATTGTTCAATAAATGTGTCTGATAATTTAAATTTTCTGATGTTGTCAATTGTTCTCATTCTGCGCTGTTCCTTTTTATATTTTTAAATTTTTCGTATCTGCTCTGCAGTATATTTCTCTGTTCTTTGGCTGTTACAGGCAACGGGTTTATCGGGATGCTTGCGTTTATGGTGCCTGGCCTCTTTGGAAGTATTCTAATACTAACATTCGATGTATCCATAAATATGTCGTAGATCATCCCATCGGGTCCATTTCTATTTTTGGCGATGAACATTTTGCCCTGATTTTTTTGTTTGTCCTCAATAGTTCGCGAAATTGTGCAGATAAAATCTGCGACAAAACACTTATTAAATGCTTCCGAAATTTGCTCCATCGTGATCACCTCGGCATTTAAACCAGAGCGATTTGTCTGCGAAGCTGTCCACACTGGGCATTCAAAATGTTGTGATATTGCCCTCAATTCTTCGTATATAGACTCCAGTTCATTTCTCTTTTCCTTGCGCACAATCACGGGCTTCAACAAATCCGCATAATCAACTAAAATCACATCTGGTCTAATCCCTCGCTTTAAAAGCTTTGAAAGGTGGTTTTTTATCGTATTAGTTGTGGCAGATTTTGTGGGATATTCTTTCACGATTAGTTTGCCATCGATATTTTTTACTTGTTCATACACATCATCTTTAAAATTAATCAATTCAGAAAGTGGATAGCTAGTAATACAACTATCGTATCTCGAAGCGACAACTGTGTCCTGTAATTCTAGGGTATAGTGAATAACGTTTTTGCCCTCTTGCAGGGCCTGTGCCCCTAGGTGCACCAGAACCATACTCTTGCCGGCACCGGTAGGGGCGATTACAACTCCAAGCTCGCTTTTGCCTAGGCCGCCATTACATATATTGTCAACTTCGTTCCATCCAGTAGTGACCGGCTTTCTAAATTTGGGTTTGAATCTTTCTTCAAAATCAGCTAGATAATCATAACCAAAATTGTTGTCTGAGCCCAGCTTTAACGCGTCGTTGATTACTGTAGATATCTCGTCAAAGGAGCACGATTGCAAGAGATTTACTGACTCGATCATCGCTTCTTTTAATTTTTGCTTTCTACAAAATTCTAATGAAGTCTCTTTAATATAATCGACTTCGCTGATTTCTTTTGAATGTATGCGCGCAAAATAATCGCGGGCCTGCTGCTGTACTACTTCGTCTTCGCTGTCAAGCTCGGTGCGAAGAATGGTGATTAGAGCCTCAGCCGATGGATGCTTAGCATATTTTGCACGATAATGCAAAATTTTACTAACGAATACACGTAGATATTCTAATTCTAAAAAGCTTACGTCGAGCACTTCAGTTATCTGATCCGCAAATGGTCGGTCCTCAAATATTAATTGAACAAGTCCTTCTTGAAAGGTCTTGCCATACCTTCCAAAGTCTACTTTTTCTGAAAGCATCTTACGCCTCTTTTCTGTGTAATAAATATAACCTCTGATGGCCTAAAGTCAAGGCGAGCGCAAACTTTATTCGACTGCATTGTCAACACACTCATTAACGACTTTGTTTAAGTGAACTTTAAGATCTTCCCAATTTAGTTCACCAAAGCCATCATCAATCATCATCTTAAGAATACCTGTTTTATTAAAGGTAAATTCAAAGTTTTCTATAGATTCCTTAACTTGCATTTTAGACTGAATCGACATCTGGGGAGCGTATAACTGCATCATTTTATAGTTATGTTCAATAAGATCTTTATTCTCGCAAATATTAGAAAAAAACTTTAATTTGTTATTTTCTGCTTGCTCGGCGCAATACCCAGTTACGTCATCAATAGTATAAGTTTTTTCTTCCGATAGAAAGCTTAATCGCTTAGCTACCGTGGCGAATCCCGCACCCTTAACGCCGGGGAGGTTATCAGAGGTATCGCCAATAATTGCTCTTGCGAGTGCCATATTGGTTGGATGAACACCAGTCTGTTCTACTATACGATTTATGTTTAAAAATTCGTCCTTTGTGGGGCGCCATAGAACCGTTTCTTCATCGCAAACTTGCATAAAGTCCCTATCATTAGAAACAATAATTTTTTGCCAGCCCTTGTAGTGTTCCATGCTACATACATAAGAGATCACATCATCCGCTTCAATCTCTGGCAACATAGTTTGCATAATCGGCATTTCATTTAGATATTCGATTAGACGGCTTTGCTGCCAAATTTTATTCTGCATTTCTTCGTCATCTGTGAGATTGTGAAATGCGCGATTTAGCCGGATGGGCTTTCTGCCGGCCTTATAATTTTTGTCCATGGTTTTTCGCTTGCGGGAGCCATCCGGCCCATCCCATGTTATTATAATATTATCTGGCTTTGTTGTTCTTACAAGCTTTTGTAAAATCTTTAGAGAACCTTTAAGACCTCCTATGGGCTGTCCATGGCGCGATAAGCTTGGATCTACAATATAGGCTCTCAGATACATGTTGAGGGCATCTACAATTAATACTCTTTTGTTGTTATTCAATGTGATCGCCTATATTACTTCGCAGCCGTTTCTTCATCATCGTAGAAGTCGGCGGCGGTACCTTCACGTTTATCGAATTTTTGCACCACCTCCAAGTCCATAAGCTCCAAAATCTTTGTACGAAACTCGGGATCAGTTTTGACAAGCTCGGTCCACTTAGATGGTTGAAATTTCTTTGTATAATCTCCCATTGTAAGAGTATACCATGCGCCGGCAGAGGCCAAGTGCTTTGAACTCTTTACAGCGTCAAACCACGATTCTTGATCTTGAATACCAATATCTTGTACTCCCCACATAATACGAAAAGTACAATTTCTGCCTTCTGTGCCAAAGCGAGACTTTTCTAGCTTCACCTTAACTTCAGAGCCAATTTTAAAACCCTTCTCGTCTAACACTGCAGCTGCCTTAGCTTTGCGGCCAGTAAGCCAAATACGCAAAGAATACGAGTAGTGCATTGCCTTGCCTCCGGGTGTAATATAAGGCGTTGTCATTGCAATTTGGCGCGCCATTGGGCCATGGGGAATATTTGTCTTAAGCTGGTTTAAGACAATGAATGTCGCCTTCTTGTCTGCAATCGGAATTACAAGCTTTGACATCCCCTTGGCAAGGATACGTGCCTTTGTGGCAACTGTTGATTGTGGATTAAAATCTCCCTCTACATCGGAAACTGAGGGCGTGAAGGCAAGAGAATCCCAAATAAACACTAACTGATCATCAGTCGCCCCAAGAAGTTCTTCAATTGTCTCCAAAACAAACTCGACGGAACTAGCTTGAATGTACATTAATCGCTCTAGATCACACCCTGCGCGCTCTAAAAAATCTGGGTCGATAGCTGACTCAGAATCAAAATAAACAACAAGCTTGCCCTGCTTCTGGGCGTTTGCCGCAACCTGAGCTGCCATATATGATTTGCCGGTGGATTGTAACCCTGCAATCTCTGTGACCTTGCCTACTGGTATACCTGCTACGCGGCCCTTGCAAACAATAGAATCAAGCCAGCGGGAGCCAGTTGGAATCCATTCTTTTACTTCTGTTGGGTTATCACCGGTAAGATCATGGGCCACCTCTCTGCCGGCTTTTTTATTCACTAATTTCATTAGGTCGTGCATAGATACACGACCCGCTTTGGCTTTTGCCATAACGTTTCTCCTTATCTTTGTTATGTTACTTGTCTTTATTTTTCTTTTCTTTATTTTAACAAGCGACATCTCTCGATGTCATATTAATTATAACACATGTTGTCGGGAAAGCAAACAAATAATTTGATTAACGTAATCAGCGATTTCTTGTGTTACTGTTTTCATAATTGATTACCTCGTTCCAACGCCATGTATTAATTGTTCCTATGCTATCCTGTTAAACGAGATAGCCATGAAATTTTGATATGCATCATAGGCCCAGTCGCCGGCCACGTCAATTAAATTTGTCCAATTGGCGCCATTGTCTGTGCTTGTCCATATTTCAGAGGCCTGACCACAGGCAACCCATGTTCCCGCACCATCATAGGCCACGTCATATATAGTTGAATTACCGTCCTCGCTATTGGCTATTTGTGATTCTGTCCATGACACCGCATTATCTGAACTTCTCCAAACATATCCGAGGGCGCCAACCATAACCCAGTTGTTGCCGCCATCATTTGCTGCTCCATACATCGTCCTGGTGGGATCGCCGGATGGCAAGTTCATGGTTCCCCACGTTTCACCGTTTGCCGAGCCGGTCATATGCTTCATATTCCCGTAGTACCCACAAGCAACCCATACCCCATTTCCGTGTACTACACGCCAAAGGGCAGTGTCGGTGTCACCAGCTGCTTGTCTGACCGTCCACGTTCCATCGGCGGCTGAAGGGCTGCTAGCAATACGACCATTATTTGTCACAGCAACAAAGATGGGGTTATCACCATCATTGTTAAAGGCCACATCTCGTACCTCTGCACGAGAGGAGAACCCGCTAGTCATCCTGTTCGTTTTCGTCCAGTTGCCGGCTGTTTCGGGCGGGTTATTTGTAACTTCTGCTATTCTGCAATCATCTCCAGTCACAACCCAGTTTGCAATGCCAGCATTGGCGTTGATACCATATGTTATGCCGTAGCCGGTTTTGCCGATAGTATTCTGTTCGCCCCAGTTAGAACCCGTCTTGGGCACCGATGAAGTAGAATAATAGGTAGGACGTGCGGTTTTATTAATAGTACACATCCAAAATGGATTGCCAAGATTATCTAACCCATAATCAAGATCATTAACATCATCAGCGGTTCTAGCGGTTCTATAAAAATGCCATGTGCTGGCGGCCCAACCATCGGCCGAGCCTGTGGACCAAGCAAAGTATCCATCTTGCGAACCAATAACACATGTAGTGGCGCCGCCAGCAGTGGCCGGCGCGGCCGAGCCCCCAATTTCTGCAATGCTAGCTTTCGCAATGCCATCAACTTCTGCTATGTCGTCCCAAGCTATGCCGCTAAATTTACTAATTGCCATAATGGTGTCGACCTCTATACGGGCAACGGAACATTCATGGCAACGGCCTCGATGTTCTCGGTGCTGCTGGGGAATAGAAGTTGGCCACCGGTCTGCTCGGCCCAGGAACCGGGGGCCCCATCGTTGGTGTTGACGGAGATCCGGCCAGCGTCGTGGACTATGACCCAGTTCCCCTGCCCATCGGTGGCCACATCGCGCGCGTCCATCCGGGGCAGGGTGCCGTTGGTTAGGGTCCAATCCTGGCCACCGTCCGTGCTCCGTGAGATGGCGTTGGCATAGGTGATGATCACCGTACCGTCGCCACCAGCCATGCGGCGGGCCAGCTTGCCAATCAGGGCTTGGCCGCTTGGGGGACTGCCATCAACTGTGCAGATGGCCCAGGCAGCCGGATCCGCCGCTGCGGCATGGCACACCAGGGTCCGGTTCGGGCTCTTGGCCCAGAGATACACAGACCATCGGCTGGCAGTGTATGCCATCGAAGTGGCCGTGAACCCGGCTCCGATGTTTAGTCCGCCAGCATCATCCAGTTGAACCAGCCGTGCCCATGTGGCACCGTCATCCGTGCTGCCGAATATGTTCGCGCCTTGGCAGCACATCCAGTTCCCGGCACCATCTGTGACTACCTCGTAGATCTCGACGGTGTTGGTCCAGCCAGCAACATTCTGGCCGGTGGCGGATAGGTCGATCCGTGTCCATGACGCGCCATCCGTGGAGCGGTGCAACTCTCCCGCTTGACCAACAGAGATCCAGACACCGTTGCC